GTGGTAAGCGCATCCGCAGGGCAGTACAGCGCACCCATAAACATGCAAGCCTCTACGGGCGGTGGCGTTACTGGCGCGGGCGGCATGGTTACCGCTGATGCGTACATGGCCAGCGCGGCGCAATTGTTGGTAAAGGCTAGCGCGGGCGCGTATACAGCCCCAGTAACCATGCAAAGCGGCGCGGGTGTGGCCGTAGTATCTGGCGGCGCTATGTACGCCCAAAATGCCTATATGGTTGGCACGCTAGGCTCGTCGTTCGCGGCGGTTAACGCAAGCGGATTGTTTTTTGCACAAGGCGCATACATGGCCGCGTCAGGCGACTCGGTGGCCGGGATGGTTGGCAATCAATACCTTACAAGCGCACACATGGCGGCGCTGGCCGATGTAAAAACAGTGCTTAACGGCTCGGGTACTTTTTACACCACCCCGGCTTACATGGGCGCGGCGGTGGGCGTTTCCGTGCGTACTTATAGTGGCATGTTTGCAAGCGATGCATTTATGTCTGGGGCTGGCAATCAAGGCGCTATCGGTGGTGGCGGTGTTATGCACGCGGGCGCGGCGCTTATGTCTAGCGCGGTCGCTGTGCGTATTATGTGTGCAGGGCTAATGCACACAAAGGATGCGCACATGGGCGCTCGCGCTACGGGCGAGATACCTGTTTTTGGATCAATCGTTGGGCGTGTTGCAAAACAACAACAAAACAGAGTTGATACAATTGGCCAATGCCGCCCCGCAAATATCCAAAAAATCAACCGTAGAAGCCCTAATTGTTGCTAAAATAAGACTATGGAATACAAAGTTATCACGCCCCCTACGGTTGAGCCTGTGACCCTGCTAGAGGCGCGTATGCACTGCCGTGCGGACGAGGATAACGGTATTGACGGCACTACTACGCGCTACGACGACGCGCAGTTTTTGCAGATTATTTCAGGCGCTCGGGCGTGGGCTGAAAAATACCTCGGTTTATTGCTAGCGCCACGCACGGTAGAGGTGGCGCGTGATGCCTTCCCGGCGTGCCCTATGACGCTTCCCGGTTTCCCGGTTGGTAGTATCACCTCGGTTAAATATATCGACCTTGACGGCGTGGAGCAAACACTACTGGCGGATCAATATTTTTTAGACGACTATCAAAACCCTAGCAGCATTATCAATGCTTACAATACGCAATGGCCTGCTACATTGCCTGTAGCAAACGCTGTCAAGGTGCAATATGTAATTGGCAGCACGGATATCGAGCCGGATATTAAAAACGGCATTTTATTGCTTATTGGTCATTTGTATTTTAATCGTGGCGATGATTACAAAGACCCCAATTACTTAGGCCCGCCCGAAGTTAGGGCGGTATTGCAGCACTCTAGGACGGGCATGGGGATTTAATTATGTGGAAATTAAAAATTTACAAAATGGGCGATGGTAAATATGTCGCTGCTAAAAAATTCTTATTTTTTAAAAAGTATTTAGCAACCTTTGTGCTAGGCGGTAAAAAAAATCGTTTTGATGATGTTGGAATTTATTGTGCAGACAGATTTGAATCTAAAGAATTGGCCGAATCAGCAGCTCGAATAGTAATTGAGCAAGAAAAAAAAGAGCTGCTATCAAATAAAATTGTTAAATACTGAATTATGTCCACGCTAGGAAGCCTAACGCAGCGCATTGTTATCAGTGCCCGCACCGTGACCCAAGACCCCCTAGGCGGGGAGATTGTGGCATGGGTTCCTGTGCACGCAATAAATGCCAATGTCCGATATGGCTCAGGCTCCGAGGCGATGCGGCAAAACGGCATTACCGCAAATACAATGGCAAGTTTCAGGGTTTTAAATCGCAAGGGTTTGGAACCGCGCCAGCGTATTACCTATAACGGGCAAGTGTGGAATATTGACGATATACGACCGGATTCAGAGCGGCGCTATACAGACTTGGTTTGCACGCAGGGGGTGAACGATGGCTAACACTGTAAGCGTGCAATTTGAAGGCTTAAAAGAGCTTGGCGCAATGATGCGCAACTTATCAAAAGAAGTGCAAAATAAACTTGCATTTTCTAGCACTTTAGCGGGCGCTGCCATAATAAAAGAAGAGGCGAAAGAAAATTTACTAAAAAAATATGTTTATGACACAGGGGCATTGTTTAGCTCTGTAGTAATTGCTAGAAACAAAAAAACTCCTTTAACTGCGGGTTACGAAGTCGGTGTCTCGTATAAAAAAATTCGTAAAGCAGTTTTGAGTGAAGACCCAAGAAAAGAAAAATACAAAAAATTTGCGCCATACTACCGCGCCATTGTGGCCGAGTACGGCAATGTTAATCACGAAGCTAGACCTTATCTTCGCCCTGCTTTTGAAAGCAAAAAAGAAGATGCCGTAAGGGTTATAAAAGATAGGCTTTTTAGAGGCATTGCAAAGGCCACAAAATGACCGAAGACGATATTGGCGCTGCATTGGTTTTAGCGCTTTCCCCGCTGGTGTCGGGCCGTGTGTATTGGGATCACTTTCCACAGCCTCCAGCGGCCCCTATATGGCCGTCTATGCGCTACACGTGGGTATCGCAAACCCCAGATCAGCGCTGGTGTGGCGATGGCGACGAGGAATCAGCAGAATACCGTTTACAAATAGACATTGTATTGTTAGAATCTAAGGGTAAATCCCAATTGACGGCTATGGGCAGGCAAGTTAAGGCGCTTATAAAAAGCACTTTCCCCGGCTGGCGTAGGGAGTCGCAGTTTTCAGATTTTGATTTTGAGACAAAAACTAATCGCATGATGTTGGATTATTCGATTAGTACATCCGTAGTTTTATAACCGCCGAGAGGCATTTTTTGAAGTGAAGATTATGTCTTCGGTAATTGTAAAAGCAACTGATACCATCCATGCGGCAGGCTCTAGTTATGCGGCCCCGGTAGCGCTCACGGGCATTAGTAACGCGATTGAAGCGGTAGTAACAAAAGTAGCCCACGGGCTAACTGATTTGTCCGTAGTGCGAATTAAAAACGTGGTGGGCATGGACGGCATTAACGGCCTGCTTATCCCTATTGACGTGCTTAGTGCAGACACTTTTAAATTGATCGGCTACAACACGCTAGACATGGCCGCTTATGTTTCTGGCGGCACTTTTGAAAATGTCGTATTTACGCCATTTTGCGAGTTGACTGGGTTCAGCAGCTCAACGGGTAGCACCCCTGAAAACGACCGCACGCGCTGGTGTGACCCTAGCACGGTTTACGACTTTGGCAAGCCCGACCCAGGCAGCTTTACCATTAACTTTGACCATGCCCCTACCATCACGGTAACGGCCATTGAAGAGGCGCGCAAAGCTGCTAGCTTTATGGTATTTCGCACTACCTTTAAAACCTACCCGTTTGCCACTTTTGAAATTGGCACGGTGACGCAGACTAGCAAAAACCTAAGCGACCCTGTAAATGGTAGCTGGGAAGGTACGGCCACGGTTCGCCGCCGCTTTGACCCCTTCAACGTAACCCCAACCGTCTAAAATGAAAAAGCAAAAACCCGCATCACTTAACGGTGATGCATTTTTGAGCATGGTAGAAAGCCATGCAAACCCGCCGCCTATGCTTGTAAATGTCCCGTTTTGGGGTGACGTTTACGTTAAAGCGGTAAGCGGTGCTATTCATTCCGACTTGGACGAGGCGGCGCGTAAGGCTTTGCAGGAAAAGTATTACGAGGAACGTGTTATCGCGGCGTGCGTGTGTGATGCCGATGGCAAACACTTGTTCGACCACGACAATGAAAAACATCTAGCCATGATTAAAGCGCAGCGAATCGGTATCCGTACCAAGCTGCTGTCTGCAATCATGCTGCAAAATGGGAACTCTGAGGAAGACTTAAAAAACGGTTAACGCCCCGGCGTGAATTCCTGATTGAATTAGGTTTTGCGCTTGGGCGTACATTGGCAGAGACAGAGGCAATGCCAGAGCGGGATATACAGTTGTATCTTGCCTACGCAGCAAAACGGCCATTGCCTAGCCGGGTTTTAGAATTGCAATTGGCACAAGTATCACAAATGGTTGTTAATATGGCAAGCTCGGCAAACAAATACAAAACCACTGATTTCCTGTTCCACGAACAGAAAGTCATTAAAGTGATTACCGAGCGTGAATCTGCCATTGCAGCGGGCTTTGATGTTGATGCCTACGAAAAACAGTTAAAGGAAAAACAATGGGCGGTCTAGGGTCACTCGTTGTAAGGCTTGGGCTTGATGCCGCCGAGTTTACGGGCGGGCTAACAAAGGCCGAGGCATTGGCGCTGCGCAGCTCTAAGGAGATGCGGCGCAATATAGAGACGATTAACACCGCTTTAATTGGCCTCGGCACTGCTGCGGTCGGCGCAATTTATGGCCTGTCTAAAATCATCGAAAAAAATGCGCAATTGCAGGACGTTGCAGAGACTATTGGCGACACCGCTGTAAACGTCTCCAGCCTAAGCGCGGCACTGGCGCAAAGCGGCGCGGATATTGGCTCGGTCACTGATTTTTCCATTAAGCTCACAAAAGCCCTATCAACTCAAGACGCTGAAGGTAAAAAAGCGGGCGCGGCATTAAAGGCTATTGGGTTAGATTTTGAGACGCTGAAAAAATCTAGCCCTGTGCAACAGCTAGAGGACATTGCAAGGGCGCTCGATACGTTTGAGGATGGCCCTGAAAAAACCGCAGTATTGGAAGCGCTTGCAAAGGGCGGCGCAAAACTGCTGCCATTTTTAAACGACTTGGCAGACCAGACGGGGCGCGTTTCTAGGCTCACGGCAGAACAGATAGCGAACTCAAATACTTATGCAGAAAGCCTTGGCACTTTGCAGGGCAAAGTTTCCGCTCTAGCGCAAGCAACGGCAGGTGATTTAGCGCCAGCAGCTACCGGGTTAGTAAAAATTCTCATAAACACTATTGATTATTTAAAAGATACATCAAAACAAACCTCTGTTTTGCAGTCGGCTTTTGACGGATTAAAAGTTGTACTGCAAACTGTGGTTGTTTTTGGCGCAAACGTAGGTTTTGTTTTAGGCGGCGTTGGCCGTGAAATAGGCGGCATAGCGGCGCAGGTTGCGGCATTGTCCCGACGCGACGGCAAAGCATTTAGATTTATTGGCGATGCGTTAAAAGAAGACGGCGTAAAAGCTAGAGCGGAACTTGATAAATTTGAAAAAGCGGTTTTTTCCGTATCTGAGAAAACAGCTAACAAGATTCGCCCCAATGGAAAAATTGACACGTCGGGGCTGCTTGGTGACGGCAAAAAAGACGCGGGCGTAGCTGAAAAAGTAAGCGACTACGAAAAGTTAATTGCAAAAGTTGTTGAGGCTACAGCGCTTGCAAACCGGGAGCTTGATCTGGGCGAAAAACTAACCCAGCAGCAAACCTTTGCGAGAAAAATTATTATCGACGCTGGTCAATCTAAGGTTAAGCTGACTGAAAAGCAGTTAGAAAATTTATTACTTGAATTGAATTTTTTGGATTCAATCAACAAGAAAAACGACCTCAGAGAACGAAACCGCGCTAACGAAATAGCGTACTCAGAGTACGTGGGAAAACTAAACGCACAGGAAGCGCTAGACATTGAGGCTGCTACAAAAGCCATTGAGCAGCGGGACAAAGCCGCAAGCCGTGGCCTGTTTGAGCGCATTCAAAACCTCACTTTTGAAAATAGCCTCATTGGTAAAAACGCACAGCAGCGACAACTGGCAATTGCCTTGAACGACTTGGAGCGCAGCGGCATAAAGTCAAACACCGACGCTTATAAAAACGCGGCGATTGAGCTTGATGCCCTGATATCGGAATCCACTAGATTGACCGAAGTGCAACAAAGCATTGAAGAAATAAGCAGCGCAGGCCGTACATTATTTGAGAACTTATTAACGGGCGCTGAAAAGCCATTCGACGCGCTGAAAAAACTAATCAAGCGCGACTTGATAGATCAACTTTACGCGCTCACGGCCAAAAAATGGGTTATCGACATTGCCACAAATTCAACAGGCGGCGGCGGTAAAAGCACTGGAATAATTGATTCTGTTTTTAAACTTGCATCCAGCTTTTTTGGAAGCGGTAAGGCCGACGGCGGGCCTACCCAGCCCGGTGGAATTTATCCTATTATTGAGCGTGGCACGCCCGAGGTGTTTACTACAGGCGGTAAAAGTTTTCTATTGGCGGGCGACAAGCCCGGCTTTGTGAACAACCGAGTAATGGGTGCCCAATCTAGCGGCGGCGGCGCATCACTAAGCCAAAACATAACCATCGATGCGCGCGGTGCGGATGATGGCGTAGAGACACGCCTAAGAGCCGCCATTGTGCAAATGGGGCGAGACACTATTCGCAGTGTGCAAGATATGAATCGCCGTAGTCCGGCGTTTTTAGGTAGATAAAATGCCAAGTTTTTCAAGCAACGCGAACGTTATTAAGTGGCCTATGGAAGTGCGCCCTAGCAGCATATCCAAGCCCTTGGCCGTGTCTAATGCCACCCACCGTAGCCCGATTAGTTTAACTTCGCAAACCTTTAACAACCCCGGCGCAATGTTTGTTGTTTCGGCACAGTTCCCGCCGCTTACGCAAAATCAACACAAAAAAGCCAACGTCTTTATCTCAAAACTTCGAGGCGAATCTGGGCGGTTTTATTTCCCAATGAACTGCTGCGCTTACGGTATACCTGACACCTTCGCCCCTGAACGGGTGACGATTATTGATTTTAGGGTTGACACCGTAGAGATCACGATTGACAACACCAATATCACGGTAGACAAAACAACTATTCCCTATGAGTCGTTTTATGCCAGTGACGGCCTAAGCACAGACCCCACGGTAATCACTGGCACGCTATGGATAAATAGCGGCCTGGCGCGACTTGAGGAAGACGGCTATTTAAGCTGGGATGATGCGGCGGGGTATCGGCACTTGCACCACATTGTAGGAATCGAAAACGTAGGCTTAAAAACCCATGTAACGGTTGAGCCGCCCATGCGCTTTATGCCCACTGCCAGCACGCCCATACACATTAAAGCACCTAGCGGCATATTTAAATTGAGCGCTGACAGCGTGGGCGCATTGACGCGCAATGCCAGCGGGCGCTCTGAATTTTCGGTGACCCTAGAGCAGGCGTGGCCTGCGCAGTTTACGATATGAGAGCGCTAGCCCCACCCGTTTTAGCGGCGGCAAAGTCCGACACTGGAAACGGTCGCTTTATCGCCGTGGAGTTGGATTACCCTGATGGCATGGTTCGCGTCAATTCTTCGCAGTGGGATTTTGAGTTAGAGGGCCATACTTACCTTGGACTAGGCATACTTGGGACAATTTCGGAATTAAAAGAAAGCGCTGACGGCCAAAGCGTGGCTTACAGTTTGCAGCTTACGGGCGTGCCTGAGTACCTGACAATCGACGGCGTTAAAAAACGTGCAACTGATTATTTTGGAGAGCAGGATGTTCAGGGCCGCAGCTCTCGCGTCTTTATCGGCGTGTGCAATTCAAAAAATCAAGTCACCGGGTATCACTGCATTAACACCGGATTTATGGACGCGCAGGATATATCAATGGGCGTTGTAAAGCTGCAATGCGAATCAATAGCAATTGACTGGTATAGGCCAAGGGTGCGATATTTGACAGACAACGACCAGCAAAGGCAACACCCCGGCGACGACATATTTAAATTCCTGGCCGCAATGCCGGGTATGACTCTTAAATGGGGGCGGGCTTGATGGACGAAAAACTAGAGCAGTTTTTAAAACTGTGGAAAAACAAACCATTTAAATGGGGTAAAGCTGACTGTTGCCAGTTTGCAGCGGATGCCATGTTGTCGCTGCACGGACACCCCGTGCTATTGCCAAAATACCAAACAGAGCGGGCCGCTATACGCGCGATTCAGGCTTTAGGTGGCTACGGGCCAGCGATGCAAAATGCAGGGCTTAAACAGCGGCCTAGTGCGTTGCAGGCCATGCGCGGCGATGTTGTTGTTGTTCGCCATCGAGCGGGCGGGTATTTCCCGGATGCCTTGGCTATTTGTACGGGCGACAAAGCGCACACCACCGGGCCTCATGGCTTGGTTGATATACACCAGCGCGATTGGTTGTCGGCTTGGGGGGTTGCATAATGCCTCAAGCTGTCGCTATCGCCGTAGCTGATTATTTTGCCTTTGAAGTTGGGGTGACGGTGTTGCAGGCCGCAATCATTGAGACGGCGGTGTCTGCCGTTGTTAGCGCTGCTATATCCACGGCGGTAAGCGCTGGCGTTCAGGCGTTGTCATCCAACGCCAGCAGTGGGCAGGGCGGCACGGTAAACAGCCGACAACTTGGTATTGTTGTCCGTGATGG